CGGTAAAAAAGCTTCTGAAAGCAAATTCACTACAAACCTATGGATGACATCTGATTTAGGAAAGAGAACAGATGTAGAGCTATCAACTCAGTCTATGGGTGATAACATACAGAAGATGAGAAAAAATTTAGGCTATGCCAGCTAAGAAAAAGCGTAAGTCCCCTGCTTGGCAAAGAAAGGCAGGTAAAAACCCTAAAGGTGGTTTAAACGCTAAAGGTAGAGCCAGTTACAATAGGCAGACAGGGGGAAACTTAAAAGCTCCTGTTAAGTCTGGAGATAATCCTAGAAGAGCTAGTTTTCTTGCTAGGATGGGTAACATGCCCGGCCCTGAAAAGAAAGATGGTAAACCTACACGTTTATTATTGTCTTTAAGAGCGTGGGGTGCTAGTTCAAAAGCTGATGCTAGAAGAAAAGCAAAGGCGATAAGCAAAAGAAACAAAGCTAAAAAGAAGAGGAAGAAATGAATAAAAAAGTAAAAGCACCACAAGGTTATCATTGGATGAAGGCTGGTGCTGGTTATAAATTAATGAAGAACCCTAGAGGTGGTTACAAAGCTCACAAAGGTTCTAGCTTAATGGCAAGTTTCAAAGTGCAAATGGTGCACAGTAACGCAAAGAAAAAAGGAAAGTAACATGAAACATAGTAAAGCAGGATACGGTGGTAAAAAGTCTATGAAGAAGAAGAAAAAGAAGATGATGAAGAAAAAGAAGAAGTAATGGCTAAGACTGTTAGTTGGATGTGGGGTGGCAAGAGACATTATGGAACCTTGATAAGAGAGACAAAAACCCATAAGTTTGCTAGAACAAAAAACGGTAAAGTTAAGAAGATTAAGAAGTAGTGGCTAGAAAGAAAAAAGACCCGAAGGTTGGCACGGGTAAGAAGCCAAAGGGTAGTGGACGTAGGTTATACACAGATGAAAACCCAAAAGATACAGTAAGAATTAAATATGCAACTCCTGCTGATGCCAGAGCAACGGTTGCAAAGGTAAAAAGAATTAGAAAGCCTTTTGCTCGTAAGATACAGATACTAACAGTTGGAGAGCAGAGGTCAAAGGTAGCGGGAAAGAGAACACAGGTACAGATTTTTAAAAAGGGTAAAGAGGCGATTAGAAGGGCAAATAAAAAGAAAAAGTAGTATGGCTAGGAAGTTTAAAAAAGTACCAAAGACAAAACGAGGCGTACCCAAAAAATATGTTAAAGGTTCTAAGAACCAAAAGAAAACACAGGATGAGATATTAAGAACACGTAAGATGTACAGAGAAGGTGCATTGACACCTGCAATGATGGATATGATATCGAAACAAAGGAGTAAGAGTGGCAAGAAAACCAGCAAAAAGAAAACCAGCAAGAAAAAAAAGCGGAGGAAGTAAAGCCGCAGTTCTTGCTAAGTATTCCAAAAGTTCTGGAATATCGAAAGGAACTCTGTCTAAGGTGTACTCAAGAGGTTTGGGTGCATACTACTCCAGTGGTTCTAGACCCGGAGTCAGTGCTCATCAATGGGCCGCTGGCAGAGTAAGAAGTTTTGCTACGGGTAAAGGTGGGGCTAGAAAAGCAGATGCAGATTTAATACGTGGTGGTAAAAAGAAAACAGCTAAAAAGAAAACAACGACTAGAAGAAAGAAGAAGTAATACATGGCAACATTTGAAGCACAGGTAGAAGCGTTAACAAGTTTAAGTATAGATGGTAGCAGTGCACCTACTCAAGCAGAGCTAACTCAGTTCTTAACAGATGGTGCGGCTGAGGTTATCAACTCTATGCCACCACGGTTAAAGTTGTTATGTGCAACAGAAGATACTTTTACAAGTACGGCAGTAGGTAGCGAAGCAGAAACATTGGATTCCTCTTCTGTTTTATCCGTTACAAGAAATGACGGGACAATAGATCAGCCATGTCGTGAGATACCTGCTGTATTAAGAGGTAAAGCTTCTGATAGTGATGATATGATAGCGGCTACAGCTACAGACCCCGTGTATTATATTTATAATGGAAAGTTAAATGCATTACCAGCATCAGGGACTTGTAAATACCTAGAGGTTAACAATCCTACAGTTGCTTTTGATGCTTCATCTATAAGTAATTTTCCAGATGAGTATGAGTATTTAGTTCCTCTTTACGGTGCAATAAAGTCTCTGACAAATAAAATAAATAGCTTAATCAAAGCAGATTTAAGTATATCTGCATCAGCACCAAGTGCTCCTAGTTTGGCTACATTGTCATATTCTAATGCCACTAATGCTGATGCTAGTTCAACATCGGTAAGCAGTATTACTGTCTCTACAGTTTCCGTTGCAGATACGAGTGGTGATATACCTACATACACAAAGCCTAGCACTACTGTTAATTTTGGAAGTGGTAATAATTTTGATACTTTATTAGGAACCGATGAAGATACTGAGTTAGCATCTGTAGAATTGCAAAAGCAAAATCAGTTGCTTGATGCACATAGAACAGATATACAAAATGAATTAAATGAATTTAACAAAGATAACGTTAGGTATCAGGCTAGTGTGCAGGCACAGCTTGCAAAGCACAATACCGATTTACAGGTAGCGTTAAGACAAGCTCAACTTGATGCCGCAGATGCACAGCAAGAAGCATCTCAAGCAACGGATGTTGATAAGTTTAATAAATCTCAAGATCAAGCATTGGACTTGCAAAACAAAGCTCAGACCTTGCAGGCGGCCATACAGAATAATGACGATTTAGTGTCTAAGTTTTTAGCGGAGTTAAATAAGTACAGTGCATTGGTAAATTCTGAGGTTCAAGAATATTCCCAAAATCTTGAAAATAATCAACGCAATTATAACATATATAGCCAACAACAGGCTAAATTACAGGCAGATTATGATAAAGGAATACAGGCGTTGAAATAATGGCAATACATTCTTTAACAGTAAAACAGATTATAAGTAGGGTACGACAGGTTTTTCCTGATGCACCAGAAACATATATCATATCTTTAATTAATGATGCTATTAATGAGCTTGGACAATACTCTCAAAAGTCAATGTCTGCAAAGCTTAATATAGTAGCTAATCAAACGTATTACGATTTGTCTGATTCTGCTAGAGATTCTTCAAGTCAAACTATGGGAATAAATAAAGTGTATAGAGTTGATGTATTAGATAGTGATGGTGAGTACATTAGAATACCTAGAGTTTTAGATGGAGAACCTTTAAAGTTTGATATTGCATCTGAAAGTGCAATAGAGGAGCCTGCATAATGGCTTTAGTTTCTCAGGTAACAAAAGTAGATGCAGTAGCAGATTCCAGTAGGAGTTTAAACAGTAAATATTTTTTAATTAATGGGGTTACTGCTGACAGCACAAAAGACGTTGGTTTTAAGGTTACAGAATATTATGTTTGGATCGATGTTGACAATTCTGGATCAGACCCATCTTTATCTGGCAAAACTGGAGTTGAAGTTGATATATCCATTAATGCCAATGCATCTACGGTTGCAGGTGCGATTAGTAGTGCATTGGGTGCTTTAAATGACTTTAATGGTTCTACAACAGGCGTTAATTCGGCAAGTATACAAAATGCAAACAAAGGATCAGTAACAGAAGCCTCTGATGTCAATACAGGTTTTACCATTACCACAACTACAAGTGGAGTTGGTTTACTCTCAAGTAATTTAAAGTTTCCAGAAGACACTTCTCTTTACTTTATTAGAGGAGATCATCTTGGTTTAATTAGTAGTTATGATTCAGATGGTTCTTCTAGAACAGATAGAAAAGCGTATCAAGCCGTAGATCATAACATAGTTAACGGTTTGCTAATTCATTACTATGGAAATCCTGATAAGGTCACAGCAATCACAGATACTCCAGATGTTGATAATTTATATCATTCTGCCATTGTAGATTATGTAAAAAAGTGTTTGTACATGGATCGTGCAGGAAAAACATCCGATGGTAATAGAGCACAGATGGCAATGAACCTGATGATGAGACATGAAAGAAAATTTGATATGGCCATTAAGAAATATGGCACAAAGAAAAGAAGTAAGACTGGAGGAACTAGAGCAGTCGTTCCAGCTAGTTTTACATAAGATTATTGATTGATTATTTGTCTTGATCTAGGCTAAGTTTCACGACATATAATTTAACTATATGAATGCTTTAAAGCGGTGGTGGTGGAAATATAGGATAGATTATGTCAGACATAAATAAATTTACTACAAAAGAAGTACTAAACAAGGTACTTCTAGATTCTTCAGGCAATTCCGTAGCCGCAAATTCTCACACATCTCAAGAAGCACTAAACGCTGTACTTGATACTTCTAATAATAGATTAAATGTATCTCTTGGTGGTAGCAATACTATTTCAGGTGATGTTACAATTACAGGCGATTTAACTGTACAGGGTGGGGGTAGTTTAGCTTTTGATGAAATAATAGAAGGTACACAAGTAATAGACGTAGACAATACAGAAGCATTATTAGTTAGAAAAGATGGTGATGGTGGTGATGTATTTATAGTAGATACAACAAATTCTAGGATAGGTATAAATAAAACGCCTACACAGGCTTTAGATGTAAGCGGTAATATATTAGCGAGTGGTGCTTCTGCTCCATCCATTACAGCAACAGATACTACGAATACAACTTCTATACAAATGAGAGCGTTGGATAGTGAAGTCAGATTTGGTAGTGTAACTAATCATCCTGTAAAAATTGGAGCAAATTCATCTACTACAGGAATAGTGATAGATACGTCAAATAATATTGGCATTGGAACTGCAAGTCCTTCAAGTACAATGCACATTTTTAACTCTACTGCTGATGGTCATTTAATAGTAGAATCAACTCATGCTTCTTCAAGTGGCACTGTAGATATTAGGTCGGCGACAGATAGAGATTCTTTTTTAATGTTTCGTGAAGGAACAACTGTAAAAGCAAATATTTTTAATGATTCAAGCGAAGATACTCTTGTCTTAACAGACGGATCTAATTCAAATACTGTTTTTATAAAGTCAAATAAGGTTGGAATTGGGATTGCCTCTGGAGACACAAATCTTCACATCCATAAAGCAACTGCCGGTACAATAGATTCAAATGCTAATGCACAGTTAACGATTGAAAATAATAGTCATGCTGGATTACAATTTTTAACACCAAATAGTGCAAATAATATAATCTATTTTGGAGATGTAGATGATAACGATGTAGGATATATTGCTTATTTACATAGCAGTAATGAAATGGAGTTTCTTGTTGATACTAGTGTAAGGTTTAAACTTGATGCCAACTCCAGAATTTCGCTTTCTAATAATGATAGTAGTGGGGAAGCATCCTCAACATTTTTAGGTTATCAAGCTGGTAATGCAATCGCATCTGGAGCTACTAAAAATTTAGCTATTGGACATCAAGCTCTGTACCAAGCAGATGCAGTGGATAATTCAATTGCAATAGGTTATCAAGCTCTTGCTGGAACTGATGCTGGTACTTGTGGAGATAATATTGCGATTGGGAATAGTGCTATGGTTGCAAATATTACTCATGTAACAAGAAGCATTGCTATTGGTACTGAGGCTTTAGGTTCGTTGATTGGAGCAACTACTCCTTCAGATAATATAGCTATTGGATATAGGGCTGGTAATAGCATGACAAATTGCAGTAGTAATATTGCTATTGGTGGTAGTTCTATGGGTGAAGGTGGTGGTAATGCAATTACAGGAGGTAATAATACTGCTATCGGCACAAGTGCAATGTACAATGCTGAGGGCGCAGTCGCTGGTAATACAGCAGTTGGTTCACTTTCTTTATTTGACATTACCACAGGAAGTAATAATGTAGCTGTTGGAAAAGAATCAGGTCAAAATCTCACAACAGGAAATCAAAATATTGCTATAGGTGTACAAGCATTAAACACAGCAACTGATGTATCTAATGTTGTAGCTATTGGTTTATATGCTGGTTTAGACATAAATAGTTCAGTTGCAGATGGTACAGTTTTAGTAGGGCGAAGTGCTGGTGAAAATATTCAAAACGGAGCAAGGAATACCGCTGTTGGTTATCAGGCAATGTTGGATTCCATTGGGGCTGGAGATAATTCAGTATTAGGATATGAAGCATTAAAAGAAGGAACAACTTCAGAGCAGAATGTGGCAGTAGGAACTCAAGCATTAGGTTCAAATTCTGCATCTGCATTAACAGGAAATGCAAACGTAGCTGTAGGGCATAGAGCCTTATACGTTGCTCAAGGTGATTCTGCAAATAATGTAGCCATAGGAAAATCTGCGGGAGAAAGCATAACCACAGGGTCAAACAATACTATCGTTGGTAGATTGACAGCCGATGCTCTTACCACAGGTAGCAGTAATATAGTTATAGGAGATTCGGCATTAGGTACAGCGACAACAGCAACTTTAAATGTAGCAATAGGTGGCGATTGTATGTCTCTTGTCCCAGCAAGTGTTGCAATTCAAGATGTAGTTGCAATAGGTCAAAATGCTTTTAAAGGTGCAAGTGGCACAACCACAGGGGCAGATGGAACTGTTGCAATAGGTAGAGATTCGCTCAAAGCATTGACTTCTGGTGCTGGTAATACAGCAGTTGGTTATCAAAGTTTGAGTGCTGAAACAGTAGCAAGTCAAAGCACTGCCATAGGTTATCAAGCATTAGGAAATCAAGTTGGTGGAAGTGGTAATGTTGGAAATATTGGAATTGGATACCAAGCTGGTTTTGCCATTACATCGGGTACAAATAACACTGTTATTGGAACATCAATGGATCAAGGCACTTGCACAGGAACTCATAATACAGTTGTAGGAAGGTTAGTAGCAAGAACGCTTACAAATGGTACAAGAAATACAGCAGTAGGCTGGAACTCAATGTCTACAGTTACCACAGGAGATAATAATGTATGTATTGGAGATCAAAGTGATGTAAGTGGAGCAGATGCTCAAAACCAAACTGCAATCGGTCAAGGTGCAACAGCAGTAACAAATAATTCAGTAACTCTTGGTAATAGTTCTGTAACTGCTGTTTATATGGCACAAGATAGTGGTGCTACAGTTCATTGTGCTGGAATAAACTTTTCAGCTACCCAACCAGCACCAGATGCAGGCACATCATCTTCAGAGGTTCTTGATGGATATGAAGAAGGAGTATTTACCCCCACGCTTACAACTAATAGCACAGATTTCACTTCAGTCACTTATGATTCATTAGTCAAAGGAAAGTACACAAAGATAGGTAACATCGTTCATATTCAAGGATTTTTAAGAACAGATGCTGTTAATAAAGGCTCTGCAAGTGGAGATGTTGCTATTGGTGGTTTGCCTTTTACTGCTGGAGCAAGCACTTCAGGTACTGCAAATGGTAATGCTTCTATACTTATTAGCAATGCTGGTGGATGGGTAGGAGAAAATCCATCTCATGGATTAGTTATTGCTGGCGGTACAATAATTCAGCTTTATTATGCAGATTATAATGTAGATGCTAATAATGTTGCAGTTTCAGATGTAACGGATGGAACAAGTGAAAATAAAAATGCACTTTATTTTGCTGGAACATATACAGTTTAATTGGATAATTAAAAAGGAAAGATAATATGAGTAATCTTAGTAAAGTAGAAAAAGATGATTATGAAGTAAGAGGTGAGTATAAGCATATCAATGTTCGTACGAAAACATCGATCATTGAAGATGGTGCAGAAATCTCTTACAAATATCATAGAAAAGTATTGACACCAGATATGGATGTATCTGGAGAATCTGCAGAAATACAGGCTTTAGCTGGTGCTTTATGGACAGATGACATTAAAAAAGCATGGGCGGATAAACAGGCTAAAGAAATTTAACAAAAAAGGAGTCAAAAATGGCTAAAAAACAAAAAGAACAGAAGCCAGTCTTGACCTTAGATGATAAAGAGTATATCATTGAGGATATGACTGATGAGCAAAAAGTAATGGTAAATCATATTAATGATATACAAAATAAGCAGAGAACAAATCAATTTGTAGCTGAGCAATTAGCAGTTGGGTACAATGCATTTGTCAATATGCTTAAAGAATCTTTATCTAAAGAAGAGGAATCAGAGGACAAGTAAATGCTGATAAGGAAAAGTTCTAAGGGTCACGTC